CGCTATGCGGAGGCACGCGGATTCAAAATCGTGCGAACCTATGCCGACGAGGGCAAAAGCGGTCTTCGCATAGAGGGCCGTGAAGAATTGCAGCGTCTGCTGGCTGATGTCAAAGGCGGCAAAGCGGATTTTTCTGTTATTTTGGTCTATGATGTCAGCCGTTGGGGCCGCTTCCAGGACGCCGACGAAGCGGCCCACAACGAGTTCGTTTGCCGCCACGTCGGCATCGACGTCCATTATTGCGCTGAACCCTTTGAGAATGACGGCAGCTTCGGTTCGGACATCCAGAAGATGTTGAAACGCAAGATGGCAGGGGAGTACAGCCGGGAATTGTCGATCAAGGTCTTTGCCGGACAGTGCCGCCTGATCGGGCATGGGTTTCGTCAGGGTGGCCTGCCCGGCTATGGCTTAAGGCGCATGCGCATCGATCAGGTAGGCGTTCACAAAGGTGTGCTGGAACCAGGCGAGCACAAAAGCATCCATACCGACCGTATTATTCTGGTTCCCGGTCCACCCGAGGAGGTGGAAACGGTACGCTTGATTTACCGGCAATTTGTTGATGAGGGAAAATCTGAGCGCGAGATTGCCGATATTCTGAACCGGCGTCAGATCCTTTCAGATACGGGGCGACCATGGACTCGCGGCGTGGTACATCAGATTCTGATCAACGAGAAGTATATAGGCAACAATGTTTGGAACCGAATTTCCTTCAAATTGAAGAAGAAACGGGTCCGCAATGGCCCGGATGCTTTGGTGCGAGCAGACGGTGCCTTCGAGCCTTTGGTCGAACGCAGCCTTTTCGACGCAGCCTCCGCCATCATCGCCAAGCGGTTCAACCGAATGAGCGACGGAGACATGCTTGAGAGATTAAAGCGCCTTTACCTTGAGGGTGGGCGGCTTTCCGGATTGATAATCGACGAAGCAGACGATTTGCCTTCCAGCAGCACCTACCAAAACCGCTTCGGCAGTTTGCTTCGCGCCTATAGTCTGGTCGGCTACACGCCTGAGCGGGATTATAGCTATATCGAAATCAATCGTTCACTTCGCCGCATGCATGCCGGCGCTGTTCTAGAAGCGATTGGCGGGATCGAACGGATCGGCGGTACCGTTCAGCATGATGAAGAAACTGGCCTTCTAACTATCAATGGCGAGATCGTAGCCTCGCTGGTCATTGCCCGCTGCCAGATGCCCTCGTCAGGAACTCGGCGTTGGCATATCCGTCTGGACAGGGGGCTTGCCCCTGATATCACCATCGTAATTAGGATGGATGGTTCGAACCAAGCAATCCTTGATTATTACATCTTACCAGGCCTTGAAATAGTGGAACCTCGGCTTCGGTTGGGCGAGCACAACAGTTTTCTGCTCGACAGTTTCCGCTTCGACACGCTTGATATGCTATTCGAGATGTCGGCCCGCACCCCAGTTCACATGGCGGCATGATGGCAAGGCGGCAGAAACAAAACGTGGAAATGATCCCTGTCGATCATATTGCTGTGATCAACCCCAGAGAACGGAATAAAAAAGCGTTCCGGGAGATCGTCGCCAATATCTCGGCTGTTGGCCTCAAAAAGCCGATTACCGTCAGTCGGCGGGAGACTGCGGACGGCTCACGCTATGATCTTGTTTGCGGCCAGGGCCGCTTGGAGGCATTCAAGCTTCTGGAACAGCCGGAAATCCCAGCCTTCGTCATTGATGCTGGGACAGAGGATTGTCTCGTCATGAGCTTGGTTGAGAATATTGCTAGGCGTCAGCATCGCTCCATCGATCTTCTTTATGACGTCGGGGCTATGCTGAAGCGCGGTAATAACGCTTCAGCCATTGCCGCCAAAACTGGATTGGGTATCGATTACGTAAAAGGTGTTATTCGCCTTTTGGAAGGGGGAGAACAACGCCTATTGACTGCCGTGGAAACCGGTCAGATACCGATCAGCGTTGCCGTTGAGATTGCTGAGGCAGAAGACGCCAATATTCAACAGGTGTTGCAGCAGGCATATGAAAAGAAACTGCTTCGCGGAAATAAATTGATGGCAGTGAAGCGATTGATCGAGCAACGGCAACAACGTGGACGGAAATTTATTCCAACAACCTCGTGGCGTAACAGCAAAATGACACCTGACGGCTTGATGCGGGCATTCCAGGAGGATGTCGAGCGCAAACGGATGCTGGTCCGCAAGGCGGAAAACACCAGAGATCAGCTCGTCTTCATCACCCAGGCGCTGAGAACCCTTCTTGAGGATGAGAGCTTCTCCTATCTGCTAAAGGCCGAGGGTTTGGAAACCTTGCCACGTAATCTTGCCGAGCGGATGCAGAATGGGCGCGTTTCATAGCCATGCGCCAGAGATCCTTACCTAGCATGGTGCAAATGGGGTTTGAACAAGAAAGCGTTCAACTTCCCATCGACTCGTTGGTCTTTCTTCATCAGGTCTCTTCTTCAGTTCGCAAGAGTGTAAAATACGCCAAAATAGCCGCTTCAATACGTGAGGTCGGTATCATCGAGCCACCTATCGTCGCCCACGATCAAACAAAATCAGGGAAACACCTGCTACTGGACGGACGCCTGCGGGTCGACATCCTGAAAGTTTTTGGCGAGACCGAGGTCACCTGCCTGATCGCCAAGGACGACGAAGCCTTTACTTACAATCGCTATGTGAACAGGTTAGCGACAGTCCAAGAGTACAAGATGCTATTAAAGGCGATTGACCGTGGAGTTCCCGAGGATCGTCTCGCGCGCACTCTCAATATCAGCGTTTCAACCGTTAAAGGGAAAATGCGCGCATTAGATGGGATATGCCCAGAAGTTGTAGATATATTCAAGGATCGCCATGTTCCGGAAGGAACCTTCTGGGAGCTTAAGAAGATGTTGCCGTTACGTCAGATTGAAGCGGCAACCATCATGGTTGCTATGAACAAATTTTCGGCCACCCATGCGAAGACCCTGGTCGGAGCAACACCATCATCACAGCTTGTCGAAAAATACCGCAAGCGGCCGGTCAGGGAAATTAGTCCAGAACAGAAGCTGATAATGGAAACTGAGGCCGCTCGATTGGACAGAGAGGTTAAGGTGATCGAGGAAAGCTACGGCGTCGATTACCTCGATCTGGTGCTGGCTAGGGGATATCTTGGTAAGCTCATGTCTAATGCCGGAGTAGTGCGGCATCTGGCCAAGCGGCATCCAGATATTCTCTCAGAATTCCAGAAACTAATCGAAGCAAAACAATCGGTGGCCTGACGAAGCTGACGCTGCATATTGCGCGAAGCAAAAAGGCTGCCACGGAGACCCGGATCCGAAAAGCGCGGGGACCGCAGGAGAAGCCGTTGCAAGGGACGGATCAATCGCGGAGCGGGGATGGCGGCGAACCCGTTCGGAGCCCGCATATTACAAACTCTTGTATAGTGCCATTTCACAGGTCATTTTTTGGGCTATGATGGCTTGGGTCTGGCTGAAATAGGCGGCTTCCATGGTGCGCTCTTCGTAATAAGCGTCGGTCCGTTCGCCATCAGGATCCCGCTAAACGCAGCAACGGTTGAAAAGCGGAACGGCAGGGCTGGATGGCCGATCCAGCTCAGTTATTGCTTCAACTTCCCGTCGCATACAGCCACGCCTCCGCCTCCCGCCGCCGGACCAGCCCCGGCAGTTTGCGGCCGCCGCCCCAGACCCATTTGCGGAATTCGTCCGGGACATCGGCGTGCTCCTCGCGGTTGACCTTGCGGCGCAGCGTCGAACGCTGGAGAGCGCCACCACCCAGATTGAAGGCAAATGAAGTTAAGGCATCGAACCGCCCGTCCCCGAGCGGCACCGAGATCAACCGCAGCACCGCCCGCTCGGCGACCGTAACGTCGCGCATGAGCAGGGCTTCTGCAGCATCCTCGGTGACCGGCGGGGTGGCGGCGGTAACGGGTTGGCCGTCGAGGCCATGGATGGCGCCCCAGCCGATGGTCCACCATCCGGCCGGGCAAAGATATGGCGTGGGGCTGAAGCCCTCGAAGCGCTTGAACAGCGACAGCCCCTGGTCGGTCATGTGGCGCATGGCTTCAGCGTCCCCGCGCCTTCTGAAGGGCGCGGTTGCCGAACCAGAAGCTCATCACAGCGGCGAACAGGGCCTGGGTCTCGGGATCCCAGATCTGCGGCAGGGCCTGGGCCAGCAGAATGCCCTCGACGGCGATCAGCAAATAGAGGGCCGAGCCTTTCACGGCGGCGAACAGAGCGAAGAAGGCATAGGTGACAACCGGGCGCACCGACCCGGCCAGGGCATCAACCCAGCGCACTCCGCTCGGGGCCAGGGTTTTGTAGAGGGCTTGGGATTCGGCGATATCGGCCTGGACATTGATTTCCTCCAGCCGCTGCTGGTGACCGGCGCGCTGCATCTCCATCTGGCGATCCATGACGGCCAGCTCGTGCTTGCGGTCCTGGCTTTCACGGAAGAGCTTGAGGAGATCGGGAAAGAGGCTGGTGAAAAAACCCAAAGCGGAACCCAAAAGTGTGAGCATGGCGGCACCTCAAAAAAAAAGCCGCTCAAATGGAGCGGCCTGGATTGATGGGAAAAATGGCAAAGATCAGTCGGCGGGCGGGTTAATCCCGGCCTTGCGCTCGGCCCAGGCCTGAATAGATTCGATAGAGCGTGGGCCAAGATAGCTAACGGCAGCGATGAAACCTGCTGCTGCCATGCCGGAGAGATTGAGCCATTCGGCGGCCCCACCGGCCACCACGCCCATGCCGATGGCGATCATCAGCTCCCAGGCGAGTTGCAGGGACCAGAAGCGGCGTCGACCTTTGCGAACCAGATCGGCATGGTAGAGACCTCGTCCAATCAAGGCCCACCAGACGGCCCAGGCCAGCCCGACCAAAGTGTGTTGCATCTCAGGCGGCAGGTTGCGCCACATTTTCTTTCTCCTAATTGACATGCACGCCGTCATGCTCGCCGACGCAGGCGATCTCCACCCGCTCACCCCTGGGCCGGATGGCCAACACGCGGGCGAATAGGCTCCAGGCGTCCGAGGGGCCGAAGGCGTAGTGGGTGCGTTCGGCCTCGCCGCCGGTATAGGGCTCGATGTCGAGGGGGAGCTGCGGCACAGCCTCGTCGGTGGCTTCGCCGGGAGTCACCGGATAGGGGCCGGAGAGCGAACCATCCGGGCAACGCAGGGCAATGAAATGCCCCTCGCCTTCCGTCCATTCGAGCGGCTCGGAGGTGATGAGGCTGGTTCCGTTCCAGCCGACGATCTCGCCACCCTGACCCCAGCGGGGCATGTCGTGGACGACGGCTATTAAGTCACCATAGGTGGGGATCAGCCCCTCCAGTTCGGTCTGGAAGGTGACCAGCTTCCTGCGGTAACGGTTGGCGGCGGCCATGTAGAGGCCTTCTCGTGCCGCATGCTCCTTGTCGGTGCAGCCGGTGAGCTGGAGGCGGGCGGGTTTCTCCTCGGCGGAATCCGGCAGCTTGGCCGTCACCTCATCGGGCCGCCAGGTGCGGGCCGAGAAGTATTCCACCGTCACCGCGTCGGCGGTGTCCTCGCCCGGCATAACGTAGCGAATCCGAAAGCTGCCCTTGGCGATATTGCGAGGCCCAAACAGGGCCACCGGCAGGTTCTGCGGCCCGTCGCGAACGATCCGCACGATGCCGCCCTGCTGAATGGGCACGGCCCGGCCGCAGCGGGCGATGCGGGTCAACGCCTCCCACACCGTCATGGAGGTGTCGAACACTCCGTCGAAGTGATCTCCTCGGCTTTCCCAGACGGCATCAAGAGCTGAGAGGCCGCCAAGGTCGATCCGGGTATCTGGCAGTTCGGCCCCATACTCGGCTCGGGCTGCGTCGGCGAAGGCCCAGGCGATGGAGCGGGTAGGCTGCGGGGCCGACCAGCCTGCCTGCGACCAGATCGGCAATTTTCGGGTGACGATGCAATTCACCATGCGCGAGGTGCGCTGGGTGAGATTATCGGTAGCCCGCATACGAATAGCGAGCAAGGTGGCTTGTCCGTAATCTGGCTCCTCTTGCAGCCAAGCCTTCAGGCCCGCCCAACGGATTTCATGCCCGGCGCGAGATGAGGCGTCTTTGCTGTCGGTACGTTTGAGACGGACCTCGTAGCGGCCCGGCGCCACCGCGTGTTTGTAGCTCAAGCGGATCGGGGTGTTGGTGGCGGCAGTATGGCTTTCCGAGGCCAACTGCTGCCAGTCGCCGCTGGCCACACCTTCATCATCAATGGTCCGGGCCTCGACCAGCCAGGTGATGCTCTTGGCGTCCAGCCCCCCAGAATTATTGGCGTAATAGAGCCCCCGAGCAAAAACGATATCGAGACCGATATGGCTGGCCATGGTCTCAGCCGAGGCCGCGACGAAAGGGCCGATCCAGCCGCTCTCGCTAGCACGCAGTTCATTGGGTGCGATTAATTCCTGCCCGGCCACCTCGGGGGCGGTAGTGACCGCCGGGTCAAACAGGGTGACGAGATCACCCGGTTCAACGATCTCATACTCGACCTCGGCAAAATTGCCGATCTCGGTATCCTCGATGCGAATGACCTCGATCTGATGAAAGCCCTGGCCGATGACGTGCAACTGATGAAGATATTGCTCGTTGCCCACATATTCATACCAAGGCTCGGCGGCGAGATCGGGATAGATGAGATGACGGCCATAAATGACCGGGATCGGCTGCCCCAATCGCGCCTGATTGCCCTGGGATTGCAGCGAATAAGTCGGGCTGGGGCTGGACGGACTGCCGATGCTGCCCAATCCCCAATCGGCTGATGGTCGCGAGGGGCTGGGGGCGGGAACCAGGGCATTGACCAAGGCCCCGCCCGCCAGATTGACCGCGCCGGAGATAACTCCGCCAAACACCTGGCCCCAGGTGACTGAACCAAAAGCCGCCGCTCCGCCCTCGAATCCGAAGGCTCCGGCGAGCGCCCCGCCATAGGCCGCGCCCAAAGCCATGCCAGCCACCATGACCGCGACCATGAGGACGGTGCGGAGCGGATTCTTGCCGCCTCCACCGCCGCCCCCACCGCCATGGGGAAGCGCGACGAAGCAGACTACGTCGCCCGAGCGGATGACCAGCGCCGTCCATTCGGCCCTAAGCACGGCCCGGCCATTGATCAGGCAGATGGTGGGTTGCGCGAATTCGGCAATGCCCTGGCCATCGAGCCAGCCCCGGATGGTGATTGGCTTTAAGACGGCCATCACTTGGCGATCACGCTCTGGCCTGAGCGCATTGCGGACCATGACGATAACAGCAGGGTGGGTCACGGATAGTCTCCGGTGAAACGGTAAAAGCCCTCGATACGCCAGCCATGGGCGGCGAGGCTGTCTCGGGATTGGGCCACCACGCCTTTGTCGCGGACGACATGCAGAACCTTGCCGCCGTCCACAGCCAGCCAGACGCCGACATGGACGGGATAGCGGGCCTGGCGCATCAGCACGCAGTCGCCCTCCTCGGGAATTTCGACCATTTCCCAGCGCCGCCTCTCCGGGTGATCGCGGAAGTTTCTGGCGATGGCGAGCAAGTCATCCGGATTGGGAATCTCTGGCAGACTGCGGCCAAATTGTTCCCGCTCTACATGACGGACCAGCGCCCAGCAATGGAACGAGTTCGGTCCGTCACCATCCGCTTGCCAGGGTAGGCCGATATAGCTAGAGGCCCAGTGCATGGCGTTTGCTCCGATGGAATTTTGATTCAACTTGACGAAATATGGAAAATTTACCATATTAAATCATGCGCGATCTGGTATGGATAGGCGACAGCCTTGAAGATTTGTCGAACTTTCCCGTCGAGGTGAAGCGGGCCTTCGGCTTTGCCTTGCGCGAGGTTCAAAAAGGCGTGACGCCAAGCGTCGCCAAGCCATTGAAGCA